TTCGGGATGCCCGCCCTAGCACAATAAAACCTATCAGATAAAGAGAAAGACTAACAGCTACATCAGACTCGTCTTCTTAATTACTTACATGCATACCGACACAGGTACCAGGATACCAGACATACCAGGTACCCTAACCCGTTTTATAACGAACCAGCCGGGACTAGAGCAAGCTCATGAACAGGCTTCGCCTGTTCTAGGGAGTAAGGTACCACCGAACCCCAGCCAACCTCGACCCAGCCTAAACTTGGCCCTGCCGCAGACGTACACTTTGGGCAAGCCCATACGGCAGGGCGGTGGGGGATCCCGCCGGGGGGTCTCGGGTGAATCGTGCGAGGGACCCGCTGCCCAGGTGGGACAATCGGCTCCATGGGTCGGACCTGTGGACATGCCCCGCGAGATGTCCTAGTACCCTGGGATAAATAGAACCATGGAAGAACAATTAGACTCGAGAGAGGAGCCGGTTCCCGAAACCAAGGAACCCAAGATCCTGCAGCCCGGCCCGGATGGGTACCCAGGCAGGCTGATGACTCGTAAGGAAGCTGTCAGGTACCTGGGGGTCAGTGCCAAGACCCTTAGAAGGTACGAGCTGGCCGGCGGGATCTGTGCCTATAAGAACCAGATGAACGGACGGGTCCTGTATTCTGAGTCCGAGATCCTGGCCTTACTAGGGAGTAGACTGAAGCAACGGAAGTCTGTGGTCCTGTACTGCAGGTCGGCCGTACTAGGGAGTAGATCTGACAAGGGTAACAGTGCGAGAGACAGGCTAGCCCAACAGGTACAGCGCATGTCCCAGTACTGTACGGCGGCCGGGATCCGAGTAGACCATACCTTGGCAGACATAGGACCAGGTACTGGTAGACTCGTACTTGAAGGTTATAACTTATTGATAGAGAAGGTGTTACGGCACGAGGTGAGCCTAATAGTCGTGGAGACCCCAGACCGGCTGGCCCGCTGGGGCATGGGTAACTTGCTCGAGAGCTTCCTGGCCTGGCACGGTGTCCAACTACACGTTGCCTGTCCAACCTTACTGCGAGAAGAGTACCAAGAAGAGATCAAACAGGACCTGACCGAAATCATCTACGAGTCCAAGAGGCTACTTGGAGAACAGGTCTGATAATCAATAAGATATAGGGATTTCACCCGGCCCCGGAGAGGTATTGGATACCTGTACTAGGGAGTACGGGGCTTCTTTCGATAGCAGCCCGTCAGTCGGCTGCCTAGGACCTACTAGGGAGTACCGGCCTGGCCGTCTTGCAGCTGCTCTTCGTCCTCTGGGTCCGGCACGTACTCGGCTTCGTCCTTGACCACCTGAGCCCAGTCAATGGCTTCCTTCAGGTACTTGACCCCGGACTCGATCTCTTCCATGCACAGGCCAGCATTCTTGTAATCGAACTTCTTGCAGTACTCGATCGCTTGATCCAACTCGGTCCGGATCGAATAGAGATAGGTACCTAGCCAGGTCTTGTCGGCTTCTAGCAGGCCGGCCTGTTCCAGCTTGAACATGGTGTACAGGTCCGGTTTCTTATCGCTGTACTCTAGGACTGGGATACCATTGGTGGTATCCAATTCCTCGAAGATCTTTACGTGCTTTCTGTTCATGTTGCTGGTTCGAATATTTCTGGATGTTGGCGACCCCATTCTCTGAGAAAGACTCCTGCTTTACCGTTAGCTTCGTTCTCGCAGTCAGAGCCATCCGCTCCGTCTAACTGGTCTCCTCTTTCTCTCTGAGCATGATGTACTAGTTCGTGAGCTAAGCTCCTGTACCAGTCAGCTCTCTGTCTCTTTCCGCGCAGTACCCAGATGAAGTTGTCTTCAGGATTGGGGAAATATGCGGCCATTGACTTCATCTCCACGGCCTTAGCATGGTCGTCGGATACTAGTACTTTGGCTGGCTTCTTGTAGCCTAGATTCTTGCGGCAAAATGCTATGAATTCCTTTAGGTCAGGATCTTTGACAGGGGTCGTGCTCTCGCTGTTTACGTTCATGAAGTTATTTATCCAATTTTCCAGGGCCAGAAAATCCCCCAAGACCAGGATGGCCAAAAATACCCATGGCCGGGCGGCATGGCGCATCGGTCCAGATACATAAAATAAACCTACATCCCATGGCAAAGAATCCCACTCAGGTGACGAGGTACCGGGCCGTTAGTACTACTAAACGACCTGGCGTGCATGCGAAGTCTAGGTCCTCAAACAACAAACGGTCCAAGAATTACCACAAGCCGTACGTAGGACAAGGCTGACTGCCCGCATTTATATCGGGCCCGAGTTATTTTTTAACCTGGGCCCGATATAAATAAAAATAAAATGATAATTTACAAGACCACCAATTTAATAACTGGCGAAGCCTACATCGGAAAGGATGTAAACAATGATCCATTCTATTTAGGTAGCGGTAAGAATTTGAAACGCGCAATTCAAGAATACGGTAAATCTAATTTCAGAAAGGAGATACTCGAAACATGCTCAACTAGGCAAGAACTAGACTCTCGCGAAAGATATTGGATCGAATTCTACGATGCTCAATACTCTAATCTCTATTATAACTTATCTAAATCCAGCATAGGCGGATCAAACAAAGGCCGACTCTGGATCAAGAATCCAATTACTGAGAAATTCAAATTGATTGATCCTTCTACTTTACAAGAATACTTGAATTCCGGTTGGGTAAAGAGCGGGTCCCCTAACTTAGAACGCAGCAAATCAATCGGCTCAACTAAAGGAAACAAATGGATTCATGATCCGGTTTCTGGTAAAATTAGAAACGTTAAACCCGAAAAAGTTGAAGAGTACTTATCACATGGTTGGAAGCTAGGATTAGCTAGAGAATTGGGATGTATAAAGGTCAAGTAACATCACATGAAAAAAGGGACCACCCACTAGGGAGTCCCTTTCTTCTTGTAGAGTAATAGACTCTTATTGGAACCTCTTCTTAGTCCATGCCTTGAGAATGCTAGGCTCTTTCTTGAACTCGATCTTGGCCTGAGTTTCGATGTCTGCTGGGTCCGTGTTGAACGACTGAGCCAAAGCTTTGGTCGTGAACTTGACCGCCTTTTCTAAATCGCCATTGAACTGCTTGCTCAGGTCCAAGAAGGTCTTTCTTACCTGGCGCCTGACCTTCTCGTCATTGTCCTTCTGCTTGTCGCGAGTCTTCTTGGAAGAAGCGGACATCTTGTCAAGATATTCCTGATAAGCGGTCATGTCCGGCTCGGAATTAATGGCTTCCTCTGCCATTGCTTGGACCTCTGCCTTCTGCATGGATTCGAACCGGTCGAACAAGTTGGCTAGTTCCGGCCAGATAACATTGCTCTCAGTTCCTTCGCGTTCTCCTTGGAGCAGCAGCTTGAACTTGGATACAGTACGCTCAACGGTCTGCGGTTTCAGGTTCAGGTAAGCTGACAGCTTTGCACCTGCAATGTTCTGCCAGTCTTCGGGACCGTCCTTCGACATTTTAAGAGCATTACGAGTCAGACCAGTATCTCCTCTTCCACGAGTGTCTTCGGCCCGGCCCAGTGCTTGCACAGCATTGAGATAACATGCAGCATACTGCTCGTCGGAAAGGATGTCGTCTCCCCTTGTTATTGCAGCCTTCTGACCTCCTCGTAGTTTAGGTACCTTTGGTTCTTCGGTGTTTATAGGTTCTGTTGGTTCGCCAAGAGTCTCGTCCTGCAGGTTCTCATTAACGAAGCCGGAAAAATCGTTCACATATTTCTTTTTCATGTAGTAAGTCTTTTGATTATTTATCCCCGTACTAGGGAGTAAGAACCGTACAGATAAAAAGAATGGGGCCGTAGCCCCATTCAGAGTCCATTTAAGGTTTAGAGGTTTGCGAGTTCTGCATGCTGCAGGTCCCAGCTCTTCACGAAGAGGTTACCACCTTCGACTTTGAACTTCTTAGGGTTCGTCATCGGGAAGGTTGACTTGTGCGAACCGAGCCAGGTCATGTCGTTCACGAGGTCCCAGATGGTATGTCCGGTCTTGATGAACTTCTTCTGGTCGGGAGAGAGTTCCCTCGGGTTAAATCCCTTGGCAATGATACGCCTTTCGGTTTCTTCGAGGTGCGGGAACAGTTTTACCTTTGCCGCTTTGGCCAGCCAGATCTTGCGATCAGGATCTTCCTCTGTCAGCTGAGTCTCAACCATCTCGAAAGCTTTGGACATTTCTGCAAGGCTGGCCTGCGTGTTCATAGCCTTATTGAGCTTGTCCTGGAAGGAGACCGGCACGAAGCCGTCGCGTGCCCAGATGTGGGCTTGGTTCAGGATGTCGCGGAAGGCATCGGGACCGGCGGAACCTCCGCTGGACTTGCCACCTCCACCGAGGTCCGGACCTTCTCCTGTCGGAGTCCGCGTGATCATGCCATTGGAACAGGCCAGTCGGTACATGAAGTCCTTGATCTCTGACGTGTTATGGCTGTTTACTAGGGAGACCCCGAACCGGAAGATTTCGTCGGGACCAAGGCGTTCGAACCCTGCGTCCTTTGCATGGACGAGGTTGATGGACATGTTTCCGTTGCCGGTGTTGTCGATAGACTCGACGGTCAGACCCGGAACTTCGTTCAGCAGGGTTTCTGCGGTGGCGAAGAGGGTATCATTGGTAAGCCTGCTGTACCGGTCGGCTACTACGATGTTCGTGATGACATGCTGGTCCTGATCGCCAATGAGGAGGAAGTCCTTTCCACCATCACGGCTTTCTGCATAGGCTTTCACGGCCTCAAGCAGTTTTATCTGGATCATCTTGTCCTCGTGCTTCGCCATGCGGTTCATGAGGCTGATGTTCAGGTTAACCACCTGTCCGAGGCGGTTGAAGAAACTTCTGGACACGGGGACACGGTGTCCGTGGATGTGGATGCAACCATTCTCGATCGACTTGTCGTCGAGCTGGATGTCGCGGAGCTTGATCCTCTTCACGAGCGGGTCGTGCCCACTGAGCTCCTGTCTGATGTTGTTGAATTCGTCGTTTCCGATCATTGTCTTTTAAGGTTTAATTGGTTGATACTAATTCTGTTCCACTTCGTCTTGGTCTTCGACTACAACGTTCTCAGCATCGGTATGCGTGACTGAGAGAAAGAGATCGTTGAACCTTTGATCGAGCATTGCACGGTTCTCACCTTCGCCCGTTGCTAGACGGTTGGCTTCGATTTCCTGTTGCCATGCTACTTCGTCCCATACGAGCTCTCCGTTTACTAGGGAGTAATACAATCGCTGGTAGATGTGCGAACCTCCACGTCTGTTCTTGGAGAATTCAACGTACCGGCGTCCTGCATCGTCGAACCTCATCTCCATCATCGCTGTAGTAGCGTGCTTGAGGTAAGTCGAACCGACGTACTGGCCACCCTTGGTTAAATGCTGGATTGCGAAGATCGCTTTGTTCTTTTTGTCGGCAGCCTCGATGATGGCGTTCGTTAACCATGTTGCTGCTCTGTTGGTCTTCCATCCAAGGACGTCCGCCATTTTCACGATGGTGTCCTGGTAGGAGTCGAGAAGGATGATGTCGTAATCGTCGCTTTCGATCGTGTTCTTTAAAATAAGATCGAACCGGCCCATGATGTAGTCCATGAGGAGGAGGGTCGGGATGTTGCCAATGATTGGCATCTTAGAATAAAAGAAGAACAAATCGTTACGCGTCATTTCCGAAGAAATGTAGAGGATTTTGGCGTCGGGATTTTCGCGCTTGATCATTGCAAGCATTTGGAGAATTACAGTTGACTTGCCGACGCCCGACTCGCCAACCACGATGTTCGCGGTACCTGAATAAAGACCGCCATCTTCCGTGTGATCAGATAAGAGTTTGTCCACCAAGCCATTGGTCTTATAAAGCCTGAAGTCAGGGAAGTCCATGTTCCCGATTTCAATGACCGTTGGTTTCTCGATGACCGACTCTGCATCCTCTCCGAGGTCTGGCCTTCCACGCTGAGTCAGAGTGTCTGAACGCGGGTCGGAAGGCCTTGTTGAAGTAAATCCGGCGCGAAGTTTCTTGACCACCCCATTGAACAACCCGTAACTGACACTGGAGTTCTCGTTGTTAACCATGAACTGAGTGTAGAGCTGTTGTACCGTTTGGTCGATAGGAACCTCGCCTCCATGGTGTTCCGTGAAGAACGCCCGTACGATCATTTCCTTCTTTCCGATTTGATTTTGCATAGATGGTTTAAGTTAATTATTGATTGATGTAGCTAATATAACACTAATGTCTGACAGGAAAAAATGGGATTGAAATTTGTTTTGATCTTATACTTTATAATGTACTACAGTTCCACTTAAGTTAGTCGTAATTACTAAAATAATTGCGTCACTGATGTGACTGCCAAAGCCGTACTTCAGTGCGTAACGGAGTATACCCTCTGCGCTTGGACTGCGAACCCATTAGAACCGGCGTTCAACCGGATAACGAAGCTAATATACCATATTTGTACGAAACGAGAAAATCCAAGTAACTTATTTTGTTACTCGGATCGTCGGGTCAGTAACTTCTTCTATCGAGTTTGGGTCGACTGGCCAGTAAGGGGTCTTGCTCGCAGTGACTTGGAACTGACCATGTAGAAATTCGTTTATTCCGGCAAAGCCTAGAACCCCGACATGCACCTTACCCTTGCAGATGAATTTAACTTTCTTCCCAATGAGGTGCCTGAATCTTGGGTATGTCCCCTCGTACAAATGATTGCTATCTTTTGCTGTCATAATTGAACTACTTTACTAGGGAGTCCCGTCCTAATGGACGGGAATCTCCAATTCGAATTCGCCGATCTTCACGGTCTCGCCGATCAACTCAGAACTGTTGCCCATGCGGACGTTCTGACCCTCGTCGTAGTCCAGCTCAATAGATTCGGTCGGTTTGCTAAGAACCTTCATGATCTCTTCGGGTTCCATCACGCCCTTCTCCCTCTTTGACTTGGGATCGATGACGTACACTCTTACTATCTTCTTCATGGTTTTTGGATGTTTTCGTAGATACTACGGAGTAACTGCCACCGTGTGAAGTACTTCACGGGATGTCGGTCGGCTTCCAACGGCGCGAGTAACTGCGAAGCTTGGAAGGCATGCGGTAATTCTCTCCACGATAGTACTCACAGAATTCCTGACCTTTCTTTGGTCCGTTGACGTAGATACCGTACGTAATGAAGCAATCGTCGTCTATGATTCCTTCGATTATGTCGCATTTTGGATTATGGTTCTTATGAGAATGAAAGATCGTTCCACTGAACGGTGCGGTTATATTTGCCATATTGATTGAATTAGGATGCTAATGTAACAATATTCTTTGACAGGAAAAAATCAGACCGTGATCTTTACTACGGTTTTGGTTTCAACTCCTTCTGCTTTGGTGAAGTTACCGTAACCGTGCTCGACGGTCTTCTTGACCTGGCCGGTGCTATAGACCCTTTGCCAGTACCAGAAGTTAGACAGCCTGCCGTTTACTAGGTAGTCCCCACTCTTGATCAGGACAGGATATGATTTGAACGGTTTTCCGTCCTTACGTTTCTTTTCCCATGGGTGGAAGAAGACCACGGTTCCTGCACTAGGAGCGTTAATGCGAACGCCTGTATCATGTATCATATTACTTGTATTTAATGGTTCGTACTAGGGAGTTAATGATTTTGCCGGCCGAAGCCGGGAGGGGCTATGCGCCCCTCTCCAGGATCGCCCTTTCGGCAGGTGTGAGTGATTCCATTCCTTGATCGTGTACCTTCTGCAGGACGTCGTCAATGGTCAGTTCGGTGGTGTCCTCCACGGGTGCGGTGACAACGACTCCGAGTTTCTTCATGATTGGCTCAGGAAGGGCAGTAGCGTTTCCGTTGAAGGGGAATACGAAGAAGAATGCTCCGGTCGGTTTGACGTCGGCTGTGATCTGTTCATCCGTCGATTCGGTATCGAAGATGGAGAGGACTCCGCCCGGCATCGGAAATGCGTAGGCAGTTTCGGGGTTTGCAATGTGCGGTCTCAAGGCTGCGGATACCTGTGGTATCGGAATCGACGGGCCGAAACGCATGAATACGATTTTTCTCATGGCGATCTGGTTTTAATTGATTGATGTAGTAAATGTAATACTGTTTTGCGACAGGAAAAAATGCTGATGAAATATTTTTTTGAAGTGGTATGTCGCTGTTGTTTGAAGCATGCTGCAAATATACCATGAATGTCTGACAGGAAAAAATGGCTGGTGAAAATAATTCTGGCGGGGTACCTCGCAGATCGAAGTATACCCTCTGCGCTTGAACTGCGAACCCGTTAGAGCTTGGTATCAGCAAGATAACGAGGTAAAAGTAATACAAATACCTGAAAGGAAAAAACTCGAGAGGAATTACGGCAATGGCGGTTCAGTAGTGGTGGTCGTAGTGGATGTTGTGGAAGTTGTAGTGGTAGTAGCGGGGATGTAGACAACTCCAGTTCCGCTAGTACCCATTGAGTCGGTCAGGTCTTGGACAGCTTGGTCTCTAGAAAGTTGGGATCCAAACTGGATTTGCATGGGCTGGTTTCCTGACACTCCAACTATTAAGTCCAAGCCAGTGTCGGTTGCTTCCGCCCATAGGAGGTTCGTTTCCGGATTGTAGACTGTTAGTTCCTTAGTGGAACCGTTCTCTATTGATCTTAGTTTTATTACGTCCGCTGCCATATAAACCTATTTATACAAGAAAGGGGTCCCGCCAAGGACCCCTAACTAATCAATCAATAAAACCAAATCGTCATGTCTTCCTTAACGGTACTCGTTCTATCTTTACTATCGATCCAATTGGCGAGTATCGTGCTTCTTCGTAACTCGAGAACCTATCAGTATCAAAGATCCATACTCCCCTGGCTCCAGTTCTTCTCATTCCGATTCTAGCAGATCTCTCCGCCATGCTAGGCTTGGAGATCTGAGCATCGAAGCATGCTAGCTTGTATGCGGACCTGAACGTCGTTGCCACCAGTGCTGGTATCATTACTTCGTTCTCGAGCTTGGACACTAGCCATACATCCTTCTTGTTTCTTAACAAGCTAGGCATCAAAAGAACTTATTTCTGATCCAGCTTATGAGAGCAATTGCTCCGAACACTAAAACAGCAATGACTACTGCTGCTATTGTTGCTTGTAATAGACAATGCATCATGACTTTAAATTATTAAAGATTCAGATATTTTCTTGAGCTGCGCGCATTTCTCGTACTCTTCTGTCTCCTGAAAATGCTTGATCATTATGGTCAAAGCGTTCTTCTTCTCGGATACCGACTTGCCGTCTCCTTCTTTTACTGCGTCCTTGAATTCGCCAGTCAAAGCTTCGTACAGTTTGTCCATGAACTTACCGTAGTCTTCCTTTCGCAGGTGCATGAGCTCCAACAGCAGGTCCTGATACGTCTTCTTATCGTGTGGGTTGGCGTCCATCGTGTGTGTAGGTCTTTTTTAGGCTTTGTACTACTAATATACTAAAAAGAGCCGAACGGGTTAAACCTGGACGACTCTTTTTTCTCTGGGGTTATGTTGAGGCCTAGAATATCACTTGCTTGTAGTGTTTGTTAACCTTCTTTAATCCGTTTAAGCATTCCTTGCATTCCATGTACTGGGTGTCTGCATCTATCTCGACTATCGGACCTTTGACATCCGTTACCGTTCCATTGATTATGCAATCGTCGTCATCGCAGTACGTGTAGAACTTTACTTTGTCTCCTACCTTAACCTTCTTGAATCTAGAGTACTTCTTCTTGTGACTTCTCATCAACCTTATTGCAATCACTATGCAACCGGTTGCAACTGCTAGGCCTGAAAAATGCAGTAGGCCAATCTCGAACATCGTCATTTAGATCCAACGTTATTTTGCTTGTCTCTTGAACCAGCTAAGCTTGCCCAAGAAGTAGTCTATCTGAAGACGGAGCCCGAAGTTGCTGCCCTGATAAGATCCCAATTGTTTGGTTTTATATTGTTGATAGTCAGTATCCTTAAGTTCGAGATCTTCCTGCTTGATGTCTTCAATCTTCTGCCAGTGCTTTTCCATTGCTGCTACGAATGCATCGACGTCCTTCATCAGGTCGTCGTATAGGGCTGCTTTATCTCTCTTGGAAAGTGGCATATCTCTTTACCTTTAGCTGTATTTATACAGTGTAACGATCGACATTATTGCAGTAGGAATCAAACACTAGGACCATGTTGCCGGTCCTGGCGCAGAATCCGGACTCTGTAATGGACTGTATCCTGTAATCGGATGGGATCTGGGTGAATCCCATGCGATTGCCATCTTCGTTATAAGTTACTATTTGACCGCCGAAACGAAGGACCACGAACATCGAGGAGTGACCGAGGAACTCCCCGCCGCCCGTCGATATGTTTCCTATCTGATTCCCAGCTCTGTCGCGGATAATCAGGAGGTTTCCGTACTGTGTTACTGTTGCGATCATGGGTCGATTATTACTGCTTTGAGATCACTGGTCGGAGAAATACACTCGTGCATCTTTGCAATTGCAATGATAAGATCAGTTGCATGCTCGAAATGAGTGTACCCGCTTTTGAATACGAACATGTAAACGTGCATTGTTTTAGGATTTAGATTGTAAAAGTAAACAAAACTTCTGACAGGAAAAAAGAAAGCGGCCGTAGCCGCTAACTTTTTTCGTGTGGTTGATCTGTGTTATTCTCCGCCGAGCTCCTTGATTGCTTCGGTCAGGATCCTGATGCGCGGGGAAGTTTCCTTCTTGTTCCCGTCCGGGTCGAACCAGTAGGTTCCGCCGTGCTCGTACCAGGTCCGTGGCTTGCGCTTTGCGATCTCCGGATAGATCATTCTCAACCGGTCGTTGTTGTGCGCATCGAATCTGAAGCCCGGCCGTACGACTCCTTCGGTCGAGTTGAACATTTTTTTCTTCAGATCTTTCTGCCTGAAAACTTCATTGAATCCCTTGCAGAATCCGGCAGTGCCGTTCCCCTTGAGGTAGGCGCGAACGCGGCGGTAGATCTCGATCCGCTGTTCTTTCGTTGGCATTTTTACATTGTTTTCCATGGGTTTCGTATTGGTTGATGTAAATGTAAACAGAATTCTTGACAGGAAAAAATACTAGTTCATCATTGCCCTCTTCGATTCGATGTAAGCCAGTATAGCATCGCGCATGTAGATAAGCTGGTTGTAGACTTCGGGTTCTTCGCTGTTGAGCTGGCTCAGTCTCTCGTCAGTTGCAATATGCAGGAAGAAGCCCTCCTCGTACTCCAAGATCGTGCCACAGTACATGCAAATGGACAGGTCTCCAGGTCCAGGGATCGAATTCGAATCCTCGTCCTGAATTCCTGAAGCTCCGTCCAGCTTAGCCTTGCAATGAGGGCAGGCCACGTACTCGTTGGGCAGTTTACTTGACATCGATTCCCTCCTGTTCGCAGATGTATTTTACCTCGCTCTTCTTGAGCCAGCAGATAAGGAAGCTAGCAATCTCGCTAGGTCTCTTCGCTGCGAAGTGGTCGTACAGAGCCTTGCGCCTGCGCTCGGCTATGGGTTCTTTCTTTTGCTTTGCCATCTTACAATTTGTTATGGGTCTTGTACAGAATTCCTTTGTCTTCCCAGACCATGTAATACATCCCGTTTTCGTCCACTCGTGTCTGGCCCCTGAAGATCGGGCTTTCGAGCTTGAGGTATTCCTCACCGGTTATAAGCTTGCAATCTTCGAGCTTGATGTTCATGATCAGTTTATTTTACTAAGTTCGATGCACTTCTGAAACTGTTCCTCGCTTAAGTCCGAGGTTTCCTGTTCCAATATGTTGATCAGTATTTGATTGTACATGTTCGTTTCGAGCTTCTCTCTTGAGACGGTACCTTGAAATGGGTCAGTTCCGTCGAAGAGAATGTCGGTTCCGGTTTTGGCCCAGAATCTGGCTAGTTCGGAGGTTGGTTCAGGCTTGAGAGTGGGAGTGTCCATATTTCGATTGATTATGGTGTAAATATAATACCGTTTCTTGAAAGGAAAAAATGCAGAGGTTACTTAACCCCTGCACGTTTCCTCATTTTTGCGCGAGCAACTTTCAAAGCTCTGTTGACTTCAGCCGGAGTTTTCTTCACGATGTCGGCCACCTCTTTCGTTGA